GCTGTTAAAAAAATTAATTTGAATGAAATATTTAAAACCTATAGGAAGTGAAAAATTAGAGGGAATGGATAAAATCCATAGAATCCTTGAGATTTCTCGTTATAATAAAGTAAGGTCAGACGTAAACGAAAGTAAGTCAGATTATACCATTCAATTATCAGACGGTAACTTTTACGGTATTGTAAATGAAAAGAACGGTTATATAGTAAAAAAAGGAGTTAATGACTCCGAACTGGACTACATTGAACCTATGAAAAACAGAAAGTATCACAAGTCATACTCTCAGGCGATGAAGAAATTAAACTTACTCGCAGGTGAAATAAACCGATTAACAGAACATACTGAAAATGTAAGTCTAATTGGAGAACAAAAAAAGTTTGTTTTAAAAACTCCCGAATCAAGTGATATGGGTGATGAGGCTCCACTTCCACCACCACCCGCAGAGGAACCATCGATGGGCGATGAAGAAAGTTTAGATTTAGGTATGGACGACGATTTAGATTTAGGTATGGACGACGATATGGGTGATGAAGGAGATTTAGACTTAGGTATGGACGATGAAGATATGGAAGAACCTAAAAAAGGTGACGACGATGAAGAATCAAGTTTTAAATCAATACAAAAATTAACAGGAAAGTTAGGTCAGAAATTAAGAACTTTAGACAACAAAGAGGGTCTAACATCGGAAGATATCAAATACGTTTTAAACTCTATTATTTCGGCAGTAAACTTAGAAAATTTAAGTGAAGAAGATAAAGAAGATATCCTATCTAATTTTGAAGAAGAAGTTGATTATGACGAAATGGATGGTGATATGGATTTAGGAGGTGATGACGATATGGATTTAGATATGGGTGAAGATGATTTAGATTTAGGTATGGAAGATGAAACGGAAACCGAAGAGTTAGGTGAAGATATGTTAGATGAAATATTTACTGAGTCTAATGTGGAAAAGGTTTTGACAAGTTATTTCGATATCACTGAAGAAGAAAGTAAATTAACCGAGAGTAAAAAAATTAAGTCTTTCATACAAGAAAAAATTCAAAAGGTCGATACGAAAAAAAGAATAAAAGATTTATCAGAATCTTTTGAACAAGAAAATTCTTCTGAGTTTATCTTAACTGAAAATAAAAACGCTAAGTTTATAGGTAAGACTAATAAAGGTAATTTAGTTTTTAATATAGACGAGAATGAAATTAAGATTAGTCCAGCAGGTGAAATACTATGAAGTTAATCTATGTCAATGAGTTAGGACCTAACTATAAAGGTGATAATATATACGAATTTATATTTTCAGACACTTTAGAAGTTTGGGGTGAAGATTGGGATACAACTCCCGCATCAGGTAGACCCCTACCTCCGAATGTGGACTATATAAAAAAGGTAGGTACCTTAAAAAACTCAGACATAGAATTAGACTTAATTCAAAATTCAGATTTATTTTGTGTATATGACTCCGTAGAAGGGGTCATATCTCTTGCATGGGAAAAATCAGATAGTGACCATGTAATAGACGATAACCACACTAGATTAGTTTTCCGTTTCGGTGAGGAAATAGATAGTGTTTCTGATAAATTATATGAAAGAGATATTGTTCTATCATATAATGAAAATTTAATTAATCATGAAAACTAATAACTTTAAAAAATTACATTTATTATCTGAAGGTTTATCTAATGATGTACTTAATCATTTTTCAGATAATCAAATAGATGCTTTATATAACAGATTCGTTAAAGAGGCGGTTTACAACGTTAAGGACCCTGAAGATGCACCTAAAGACTTAGGTCCCGATGACATTGTAAATATCGAAGAAGACGAGGTTGAGGGTGAACCAAACGAAGAGTTAAAAAAAGCAAAAAAGAAATACGATAAGACAATGAAAACTCCTATAACTACTTTAGGTATGTTTGAGGAAGAAGATATTGAAGATAAGGTTAGACAAATTGAAGAAAGTATTGTATCTTTGATTAAGAAAAACAAAGGTACAATGTATACTAAAGAGGATATCCTTAATGAACAACCGGATATCGCACCAGCGAAACCGGTAACTAAACCAGGAATTGGAAAGCCGAGTACCCCCTACAAACCAAAACACTCACCAAAACCAAAGGCAGGGACTGAGATTGCACCTGCAAAACCAACCACTAAGCCAGGAATCAGTAAGCCTGGCACACCATACAAACCAAAACACTCACCCAAACCGAAGGCGGGTAAAGAATCAGGTTTACCTGAGTTCTTAAAATTCCATAACTTAAAAATAACCTTTAAAGATGCGTAAGACAGCAAAAGAAATCGTTAAATCCATAAAGGAACAAATTCAATACGATGGCCCTGAAAGAATGGACAGAGAGGTTGAAAGAAAAATCTCCAGTGGTGAGACTCCTATGTCTGACAATCCAGGTTTGCCTGGTAAAGATGAAGATGAGTTTGATAACTCGTTTGCAGAGTTAGTTGCATCAGAAAGGTTTAAAGAAGTTGTAGAAAGAGTTAAACGTTACACAGGTATGGAAGACGTATCTAGTCAGAACGCTTTCATGCAACTTCAGATGATGATGATGCAAGCCGTACAAACCGTTAAATCAATTGAATCGAGTAACGAAGGTTACTTAGAACAATTAGCGGTTGATTTGGTTAAAAAGGAGTTATCTATCCCTGACGACGCATTTCAGTACGATGTAGAATTACAATCTATGCCAGGTCAAATAGATACTTCTAAGATGATATCTGAACCTGAAGAGTTGGACGATGAAGAAGTTCAACAAAAATTCGGTGTTGATTCAGATGAAGCCGAAGATGATTTAGAAAACTTCATGGCTGCTTTTGAAAAGTTTGACTTGGAAAAAGCAAAAAGAAGATTTATTAACTCATTAATTCAGGGAGCGTCTAAAAAAGGTCATTACATGTTCCATCTTGTTGAGGAACAGTTAAATAATATCAACCCACAATTATTAAATCTTTATGGTGTATTGATGTCTGTTAACGACTTACTTTATTGGATTATGCCTGATCAAATGATTATGTCGGCTGCGGGTAGTGGTGAAGGAGTACAGGGCTCAGAAGAAATTGATGATACCACTGATCCTCCGACAATTAGAGCAAAAGGCTTGTTCTTCCCTGTGTTGATACACGAATTAATTAAAGGTGTGTATGAAGTATTAGGTACTTCAGGACTACCTGACGACCCTAAAGCTGCTGAGATGGTTATGGGTCAGACAGATACATTACCATATGAAATATGGGACTTAAGATTGGGTCCTGTTATATGGGATAAATTTACCGCAGCGTATCCTGATAAGTTATATGATGATGATATGAGAGAGATACAAAATTACTTCTTCTCTAGATTTTCTGCATTATCAACGGACCAATTCTTCGAAATGGCTAGATTGATTTTATCGGGGTCTGAAGAGGGTAAAAAACTTGTGTCTGATATGGTAAATGAAATTATTTCTGAATTAAAACAACAGGAATATGACGATGCAATGTCACAATATCGTGACGATGATGACGATGACGATACGGACTTAAATGACCTATTGGGTGATTTAGGAATTTCCTTAACATAAAAGTATATTAAAATGTTAGTATGGGTCTAACAAAAGAAAAAGTATTATTGGAGTATGCGAGGTGTGTAAAAGACACCTCGTATGCGTTAAGGACATATCTACAAACATATGATAATACACAATCGAAATATGTTCCTTTACAACTTTTTCCAGACCAAGAGAGTTTAATAAACGACTATGACACACACGAGGAAAACATCGCCCTTAAGTACAGACAGGCGGGTGTGTCGACAGTAACATCGGCTTGGATTTCTAAGAAACTAGTTACCGCTCCAAAATCTAAACCTGAAAAAATCCTTATTATTGCAAACAAACTTGACACATCTGTAGAGATGGCAAGTAAGATAAGAGCATTTATAGAACAATGGCCCTCATGGTTCGGTGTCGACTTCTCAAACGAAAAAAATTCACAAAGACACTATAAGTTAACCAACGGGTGTGAGGTAAAATCAGTTGCAACATCTAAAGACGCACTTAGAGGATATACACCAACAATACTTGTATTTGATGAAGCAGCGTTTATTGAAGCAGACAATGATTTCTGGTCTGCGTGTATGGCATCGTTGTCTACAGGTGGTAAAGTGATTGTTATATCAACACCTAATGGTTTTGATAGAATTTATTATTCTATCTATGACCAATCATTAAGGGGTATGAATGACTTTAAAATTACTGAGATGTATTGGTATCGTGACCCACGATATGCAAAAGACTTAAAACTTATTAAATGTAACGATATCGTACATTATATGTTGAATAGGGAGGATTATAACGATGATGAGATAGTAATTGATTATACATCCGTAGACCCCATGAAACGGGACTTCGAAGGAATAAAAGAGAAGTTTTTAGATGGGTATAAACCATATTCTAGTTGGTTTGAGGGTATGGCTAAAAAACTTAAGTTTGATAGACGTAAGATTGCA